ATCGCCTCATCGGATACCTCCGCATCGGAAATATGTAATTCCGTGATGTGGTTATTAATCCAATCTTCGCCTTTTTCCCTAATTTTATTAGCAATTTTATCCGCAAATTCCCGCGCTCTATCGGTGGGCGCTTCGTTGTAGATGGCTGATGCGGCAATTTCAAAGTTTTTCATGGCATTCATTTTTGATCTCCTAGTAGCCCCTGAATCCGGAGGCGCGGTGTCTGCAATGTGCTGACAATTAGAATGATACACTCATTGCACGTAGAGTCAAGAAGTAATTTGTAACAATTTGTAACAGAGATTTTATTAACTTGCGAATACCCGGAAGGACTCGCCTAAATGCTTACCTCAAAACAAGAAAATTTCGCCCAAGCCGTCGCTAGTGGCATGAAGGCGTTTTACGTCTATGAGTTGATTGACCCATCTAAAGTAGGTGAAAGTAGAGAGGTCGAGTATGGCTAACGGCATAAAGACCGGAGGCCGGAAGGCTGGAACGCCAAACAAGATGACCGCAGAGTTAAAGGACATGATTCTTACTGCATTGGATGGCGCTGGCGGAGTTGGCTACCTTCAAGAAGTGGCAACTAGTCACCCCGCTGCATTCCTTTCCCTTGTTGGAAAAGTGCTGCCATTGCAAGTGACTGGCGCTGGCGGTGGCGAAATTGTGGTGACCACGCGCATCGAGTTAGTCCCGCTCACGTGACGACATCAAGGATCGCTCTACCGTCAAAGTTGATACCAGTATTTGACGGCAGGGCTGATATTCGGGGGGCTTACGGCGGACGAGGTTCGGGGAAAACGCGCAGCTTTGCCAAGATGGCAGCGGTACAGGGCTACATCCAGGGCCACGCTGGGATAAGCGGCATAATCCTGTGTGCCCGCCAGTTCATGAACTCGCTGGAAGATTCGAGCCTCGAAGAGGTCAAGCGGGCGATTGGTGAAGAACCGTGGCTGGCTGACTACTACGAGATTGGCGACAAGTACATCAAGAGCAAAGACGGGCGTATCAGCTTCACCTTTGCAGGGCTGGATCGCAATATTGCAAGCATCAAGTCCAAGGGCCGGTTGCTCCTATGCTGGATTGATGAGGCCGAGCCTGTTACTGACGAAGCATTCATGACGCTGATCCCCACGCTGAGGGAAGAGGGCACAGAATGGAACGCTGAGTTGTGGATCACCTGGAACCCAAAGCGCAAGAGCGCGGCAGTTGAAAGGTTCCGGTACAGCACCGACCCACTGATTAAAATCGCTGAGTGTAACTGGCGTGATAACCCCAAGTTCCCGGAAAAGCTAGAGCGGGATCGGCTGCGAGACCTGGAAGAGCGGCCAGACCAGTATGAACATATATGGGAAGGCGCATACATCTCCACTTTGGTCGGGGCTTATTATGCCAAGCATCTCACCCAAGCACGGGCCGAGGGGCGCATTGGACGGGTAGGCGCTGACCCGCTCATGAGTCTGCGGGCGTTCGTTGATATTGGCGGAACGGGGTCCAAAGCGGACGCCTTCACCATCTGGATCGCGCAATTCATTGGCAAAGAAATCAGGGTGCTTGATTATTACGAGGCCGTGGGACAGCCATTGGCAACTCACTTGGTATGGCTTCGCAGCAAGGGCTACACCGGCGACAAGCTTACCATCTGGCTACCACACGACGGCAACACGCAAGACAAGGTGTTTGACGTGTCCTACAAGTCAGCACTGATTGACGCCGGATATGCCGTTGAGGTCGTGCCAAATCAGGGTAAGGGTGCGGCGATGGCACGGATAGAGTGTGCCCGGCGAATGTTCCCCCAGATGTGGTTCAACGAACAAACAACCCAGCCGGGGCTTGATGCGATCGGCTTCTATCACGAAAAGCGGGACGAGACCCGCAACATTGGACTTGGGCCTGATCATGACTGGTCAAGCCACGGGGCGGACAGCTTCGGCCTGATGGCGATTGTGGCGGACGCTATCGGGGCGGCCACGCTATCAGCCAAACCACTAATTTACAGAAAGAGATATATCGCATGAGTAAAATGGACGACGAGGAGCTGCTCGAACTGCTGAATCGCAAGGAAAGCGCTGCCTCGTCCTACATTTGGGGACAGTTGGGCAGCGAGCGCGAAACTGCTTTACATGAATACTACCGCTTGCCTTATGGCAACGAGGAGGAAGGCTGGTCAAGCATTGTGGCCTCTGACATTCAGGACACGGTGCAATGGATACTCCCCTCACTGCTCAAGACGTTTACTGCCACTGATAAAGCCGTCAGCTTTGAACCAAGCCAAGAAGGCGATGTAGAGGGCGCAGCGCAGGCGACGGATGCGTGCAATTATGTGTTTTACAAGCAGAACAATGGCTTTATGGTGTTGCATACCGCTTTCACGGATGCTTTGACGGTTCGTAACTGCGCCGTCATGTGGCGCAAGGAAAAGAAAGAAGACGTATCCAGCGTTCCTTTCAAGGGCGCGACGGCTGAAATGCTGGCGATGCTCACGCAAGACGGCAGCGAGATACAAGAGGCTTCCCCAGCGCCGATGATGGGGCCGGATGGCGCGCCAATGCTTGACCCGATGACTAACGAGCCAGTCTTGGCTTTCAACGGGCGCATGAAGAAAGTTGAAGAGAAAACCATCATTAAGGTTGAGGCATTCTCCCCGGAAGATTTGCTAGTTGATCGGGACTGGACAAGCCCATTGCTGCAAGATTGCCCGTATGTTGCCCGGATGATGCGAGTTACGACCTCTGATTTGAAGCAAATGGGGTTTGACGTAGCACCCAGCGAATTGAGAGGGTCAGCTGGGTCGGATTACTCAGGCGATTCAACCTCAAGGCTTAGCAGAATTAATCAGGATGGGACTTATACCAGCGGTATCGGCCTGTCCAACGAACAATCTGATGATGATTCGATGGCTGAAGGCTGGCTGAGGATGGAGTGGGTATTGGCGGACATTGACGGCGATGGGATTGCCGAACGAGTCTGTGTCCTCCGCCTGCATGACAAGATTCTCAAGACGGAAGTTTGCTCACACGTACCGATTGCAACATTCTCGCCAGTGCTCAACTCGCACCGCTGGGATGGTATGGGCGTATATGATCTGGTCGGCGATCTGCAAAAGCTGCACACCGAATTGCTGCGCCAGACGCTGAATAATCTCTACCTGACCAACAATCCGCGCACCAAGGTTCTGACCGATGCCAACTGGTCGCCCCTCGCTAACCTGGATGACTTGATGGATTCGCGCCCGGGGTCAATCCTGCGACAAAGGGATATGAATGCCATTCAGGAGCATGTAACCCCCTTCGCGGCGGCAGCATCCATGCCCATGCTGGAATACGTGCAAGGCATGCGCGAAAATAGGACAGGGGTGTCGCGCACGTCGCAAGGCATGAACCCGGATAGTCTGAATAACACGGCAACGGGGCGCCAGATTGATCTATCCGCTAGTCAGCAACGCATCGAGCTGATTGCACGAATTGCCGCTGAAGTCTTGTTAAAGCCTATTTTTACGGGGATTTTAAAGTTACTAACCGAAGGCGACATGGAGAAAATCTCCCTGCGTTTGCGGGATAAATTTGTCGAACTTGACCCGAATGAATGGCGCGATAGTTATGACATGACAGTCAATGTTGGACTGGGTACGGGCGATCAGGCGATGCAAGCTGGTGCGTTACAGATGATCTTGCAGAATCAGGTCCAAGCCCTACAAATGGGGCTGGCCAAGCCAGAGAACATCTATCATACATTGAGCAAGCAAGTTGAGAACTCGGGCTACAAGGATGTCCAGAAATTCTTCATTGACCCTTCCACTTCTCCACCTCAGCCGCCTCAACCGCCACCCCCTGACCCCGCATTACTGGTGGAACAGATGAGGCAGCAGGCCAAGGCGCAAGAAATGCAGTTCCTCGCACAACAAGAACAGCAGAAGATGTCGATAGAAGATCAACAACATCAGCGGGAAATGCAGCGAGATATGGAACTAGCCCGCTATCAACAGGAAATGCAGGCACAAGAATCTCGTATCACGAATCAGATAGAAGCCGAACGAGACATACAGAAAGCACAGATTCAGGCCAGCCTTGACGCGCAAAAGTTACAGTTTGACCAATGGAAAGCGGAATTGGACTCGTCTACCAAGATTACCGTTGCTCAAATTTCCGCACAAGCCAAGACGGACAACCTGCTATCCGCAGAGCAAGCGGGAAGTGATGACGTCAATGGCCCTATGGGACAGCCAAAGCTCTCGGATGTAATGGATTCGCTGAATCAGATTGTGACGCATATCACTGCCCCAAAAATTGTTGAAAGAGGGGCAGACGGGCGGGCGGTTGCCGTCAACGGGAGGCCCATAGTACGCGGTCAAGATGGCCGTATTTCAGGAATTCAATAAGGTAAGGAGTAACACGATATGGCAGCAGGCGCATTTATTTTCCCTGACAAGGCAAAGCTGAATTTCAATTCAGCCACGAATTTAATCAACCCAGCCAATACCTTCAAGTTGGCACTGGTTAGCTCTGCATGGACGCCAGCACCATC